TTTTTGTAAGAGATATGTAATCTATTTTGTTCAGACCAAATAATTTGATCAGAAGTCATAGGCATTTCAGCTCCTACCATTCTCAAGAAACCAGACAAAGTCCTGTTTCCGTATCTTTCTACTTCTGCTTCGTAAAGCTCCGGTAGATATTGTTGTGCAAAGTCCTTTCCAGCTCCAGTATTGAATTCTAAAAAGTTAGAACTCAATGCCATTCTGTTCTGAGAAGGGACTATTGACGCGGGAAAACTCCCACCTGATAAACTCATAATTTTAGTTTTTAGTTTTTATTTTTTGTTTTAATTTTCAACTTAGAACTATCAACGCCAGAGACTGCTTTAACTTTTAATCCGCCAATAAAAATATCACCATTATTTTGAGGTCGTGATGACGCTTCTATATTTTTAGATTTATCAACTACATCTTTAATTCCATCGGATTTACCTTGTTCATAAAAATGTTTAGCTATAGTATCAGCATTTCTAGCAGCAAACATAGCTTTGTGGTAGCCTTTATGATCGGCCATTGAACCATCTTCATTTAAGAACATCTTAGTGAATTCTGATAACTTAACCTGTGTCTTGCCTACCTCTTGAGCATTATTAACATTATAACTAAACTTTTTTTCTCCTACGTTAAACTCAAAACCTTTGAAATCCTCGGAAAAATATTTGTTAGTTAAATCAATAAACTCTTGCTGTTGTGTGGTTGCTCTTGCTTGTTCCTTGTTGTATCTATTGAAAAAGTCAGTTGCTTTTTGTTGATCTTCGGTTATACTAGGTCTCAACTTGATCTCTTCGTAATATTTATCCTTAGTATCTTTTAAAAAACTCTTGGCATTTGCAATTTCTTCTTTAAAGGCGAGTTTCTTTTTCTTTATATCTCGCTCTTCATCCAACTCTTTATCAAATCCAAATTGATCTTCCATTATAAAATCAATTTCTTCATTGTCTAAGTGTGGTTTAGTACTTTTATAATATTCTCTTAGTAAAGTATTTTCATCAACACTAGATACATCAGTGTCTAGTCTAACGTAATCTTTAACAGTTCCACCTGTTTCTTTCATAAAATTAACAAGCTTATCTAACCCTTCAGGTAGTTCTAAACTTGGTTGAGGTTTTATTTCTTCTTTTACTTCTTCTTTTTTTTCTTCAGTTTCAGTAATTTCTTGTATAATAGGTTCTGTTGATTCTTCTTTTACTACTTCTTCTACTTTTTTCTCTACCTCTTCTTTAACCTCTTCTTTTACCTCTTCTTCTACTTTTTCTTTATTAAGATTTATTTTTAATGGAGTGTTTTCTTTAACCAGCTTGCTTGGTTTTTTCTTAATTTTAAACTCACCTTGAGTCAACTCTCCTCCTTTTGTTTCTTTTATTTCTTCTGACATAATATAATATAATAGTTAATAATTACTCCACTATTGCTTCGGGTATAGAGTCTTGTGCCCCGCCACCTTGTTTAAAATCTATAGGTGGTAAATTTAAATTTCTTTGATTTATCATTTCACTTTGCTGAGTACCTTCAATCTTTGTTCTTGTATCTTTTCTATCTTCTATTAGCTTTTCTTTTTCAAAAAGCCTATCTACTTCCATTTGTTTTAACTCCTTGTCAAACTTAAACTGCATTTGCATCATTTGTTTTTTCAACTCTGCATCTTGCTGCATTTTGTTTATTTCAAATTCTGACTTACCTTTAGCTATTTGAAGAGTTGTCTCTGCTAAAGCTTGTTGTTTTTGCATTTCAGCTAACGCAGCTCTTTCACTAGATTCTGCATTTGCTTGAGCTTGAGCTTGTATGTTAGCTTGAGACTTTTGTTGATCTTCAGCAGCTTTCTGTTTTCTTTTAATCTTTATATATTGATTAGCTAGCTTTAAGTTTTTAATATCTCTTATCTCTATAGCATCTTCTAAGTTTATAGATTGTGACTGTAGTGCTATTTGTATATTTTGCTCTAGTTGAGCTTTTTCTTCTTCGTCTGGAACTAATTCTAAAAATATACCAAACTCAAACATGTTTAAATTTTGCATGTCTTCTAGTGTACCTACATTGTAAGAACTAATACTTGATTTTAAAGCTTCTTTAGTTAAAGGAAACTCTAGCATATCAGCTATTCTTAAAGATATATTTTCACATGTTCTAGCTGATAAATATAAACTAGCCTGCACTATGTGTTTAGTTGCTGTATTAGAATTAGCAGCAGCAAGCTTTTGTAAGCCTACTAAAGAATCTTTATTTGGCTGACTACCATCTCTAGCTTCATTAAGACCGGTAACATCTCTCATCATTTGTAAGTAATATTGATAAGTTTGAATTAAAGACTGCATCTTAGCAGCTCCTGATCCTGACTGTAGCTCTTGTATTGGAACTTTACCTGGGTTTGCGCCACCATCTTGTGTCATCGATCTACCTAATATACTACCAGTTTGAAAATACATATTCAATGCTTCTGCTGGGTTGTAGTTGGTGCCATTACCTAAGTCAACTTCAGCTAGTCCGTCTACGTCTAAGAAAACACCATCTGGTACTGTTCTAGCTAAAACTTGTTGTAGCTTTAAGTGAGTTAGTTGTATCATATCAGCAAAACCTGTCATTCTGCTAACTAAAGATTCTATACGACCTTTATACATTTTAGGAGCACATATGTTATAATTCATATTTACTTTAACTAAATTAGAATCTGGTCTTACCATGTTCTTAGCTAATTTCCAACTTAACATCATATCGTGGCCTAAGACTTTTGCTCCTTGATACAACACCTCTATAGATCTTGACACTCTATCAAAGTTATCATTTTCAGGTGGATTAAAAGTGTCTGGTTTTTCAATAGCTTTTTCTAAACCGGTATTAGTTTCTTTTATTTTAAAAACTTGATTACTGTATGTTTTATATTCATAATACAAAACAGCTACACTATTATTATCTTGCCTGCCGTTAAATTGATAATTGTAGCTAGCACTACCAGGATATTGTTGTATTGTTTCTAAATCTTCATCATCTAAGTAAGGAAATTCTTTTTTAAGTTCATTTAAACTTATATATCTAACTTCACCAACATACCATATATCTTGAAAGTTTGGATCATCAGTATATGAATATACTAAATCAGCTGGGTCAACGTATTTTACAGTAACACCTTCAGACAGATTAAAAGAAGTTTTAACAGCGCCAATACCTAGCACTACTAAATCCTCTGCCATTCTTCTTCTAGTAAGTTCGTATTTATTAAATGTTAAAGTATTATTTATAGCTTCTTCTTCTGCAATTTCAATTGATTGCTTGTAAGTTAATTGCATATGTACATCTAGTTCTTCTCTGTTTTGAGGAAGATCTTCTGGATTAGAAGTAGAATACATGTTCATACCTGTAACACTCTGTATTTGATCTATAAGTTTTTTTGCTTCTATATCTCTTAGTAGAGATTCTGCATATTGAGTTCTTTTCTTTATTGACTCTGGATCTTGGGCATAAGCTTTAACATCATACAGTTTGCCATCCATGCCGTTGACTACTATATCTACAAACTTAGGTATAATAGGTACTGGCTTCCAGTCTAAGTTTAAATAAGATAAATCACCATTAATTGCTAATTCATCTTTATATTTTTGAACTGTTTGTTCACCTCTTGCGTATAATCTTAAATTTCTAAAATTATTATAATTAGTGTTATACCTGCCTGACACCCCAGTTCTAGTACCGCTAAACCAATCTCCTTCAATCGCTCTACCAACTTGCCTGCCGTAGTCTAAACTTTCTTTAACCTCGTCAGGTACCACCTGATCTGGGAATGAACTGCCATTATAAGTTTGTATTTGCATTTATTTTTTTATTTTAGATAAACTTCCTTCGTTATTATATTTTTTTATACCTAAATCAATACTTTTTTTAGTAACCATAGGCACAGGCGTATATTTGTTTTTATTACAAGCCATAATAGCTAAACCAGAGCTTATAGACGCATCGTGTTTAGTTCTATTATTTATATCGAAAACAGCCCAGTCTTCTAGTGTTTTTTGAAAATACATATCACCATATTCTTCGTTAGAATATCCAATATGAGTTTCTATATAAGATTCAATAGCAGCTGCATGAGCCTGCTTAATATCTTCACTTGAATTAGGTATTCCACCAATTTCTTTTTCTGTTGTAGATAATTTATTCCAAACCTTATCCGGTCTATTTATTGAAAAACCTCTATAACCTCTACGTTTAAAATAATATAATAATCTAGGTTTATTATTTTCAGCTAATATTGGCATGCCGTAAAATATACAAGCCATTAGAACATCTTCAAAGAATATTTCAGCTGTTTGAGGTCTTGATATATATTCTAAAAAGAAGTGATTTGGTGGTGCATCTTCCATGGAAAACTTAGTTAATCCATGTAGCGATCCGTTAGAACCTTTACCGTCAACAGTACCGCTAATATCATAAGAGTCACAACCAAAAGCTCCAATATGTTCGTTGCCTGGATATTTAATACCATTTCTTATTATAACTTTATTTTGTAATCCTATATTTGGCACCCAAGAAATCATAAATCTACCTTTATCATTAGGGTAGAATACAACTTTAGTATCTTTAATACCGCCTACCCACTGAAAATTACCTTTAGAAACTCTACTTAAATTATTTATTTCTTCGTTGTAATCTATTTGCTGGTATATTTTAGTTAAATTAAATAAACTTTGTTTAGACTCATCTCTAAAAGCATGTTGTTCAGTTCTTGGAAACTGTCTATAGTACTCATTTAAACTATCTTGATCATTTTTTAATCCTTCAACTTCGTTCTCCCAGTGCTCAATAACGCCTGTTGTAATGTCGTAACCGTCAACTCCTTTGATTGTATTTTCTTCTCTAATGAAAACAGGTAGTCCGTAAGAATCCATGAATCCTTCGTAGTTCCATTCCATAGGGACGAACAGAGAATAGAGTCCAGAAGAAGTTTGTCCGTTACGATTTCGTTTTGTAACGTCTGAATT